TACCACCTCTAGTGGAAGCATTTGCTGGAGCAGTACCACCAGCACCTACTGTTGCCGTATAAGAAGTTCCTGCAGTTAAAGACTGAGAAGTAAAATAACGATAACCACCAGCACCACCGCCACCGCCACCCTCAGCTCCGCCACCACCGCCACCTGCTACTACTAAATAATCAGCAGTTAGGTTTGCAGTTGGTACGAATGTTCCGTCTGATGTAAATGTGTGAATTGCATATCCACCACTAAAAGTGATTGTTCCGCCAATTGCTTTTGCTTGTTGAGTAAGTGTTTGAAATGTTCCGTCTGAAGTAAAAGTATGAATCGTGTTAGGACTTACATAAGTTATTGTTCCACCAGTTGCCGCTTGACCACCTGAGTATCGGGCTATGACAATGCCTGAGCCACCTGCTGAACCATTATAACTGCTAGCATCTGTTACACCACCACCGCCGCCGCCACCTGTATTAACGGAGCCAGCAGATGAAAATGCAACTAGATATTCTCCACCATTACCACCACCGCCTGAACCACCAGTACCCCTAGTGCGGTTTTCTCCTGAACCACCACCACCACCTGCATAGTAAGTATTTGTACCGCTAATATCATACTGTCTGCCAATACCACCATTACCTGCTGCTGAATTGGTACCATCACCACCAACTGCCCCAGCGCCACCACCGCCACCTGCTGCTGGATTAAAACCACTTGGGTAATAACCTTGACCACCAGTATTACCATAACCAGTAGCACCACCTGAGTTTCCTTGAGTAGCAGCGCCACCTGCTTTGTAATAAGGAGCAGATAAATTGACATCATAACCAGCACCGCCACCACCAGAACCACCTGAGCCAGCAGCAATTTGTGGATTAGATGTTTTGTACATACCACCAAATCCGCCGCCTAATGCAGTGCTGCTTCCAAAAACAGAATTACTACCATTGTTTCCAGTACCTGCTGCAGCAGATGCAGCGCCGCCTGCACCAATAGTAACTGTATAATTTGTGTTAAATGTTAAACTTGAATCCGTAGCGTACAATAAACCACCAGCACCGCCACCGCCTGAATAAAATATTCCACCACCGCCACCACCCGCAACAACAAGGTAATCAACGGATAAACCTAAGTGTCCAGTTTTAGCAGAGTCAATAACTCCAAGAATAGGCATTAGGCAATATCTCCTACTACATACCAAGTGTCGGTTGCAGCCTTGATGCAAGTAAGCGACGAATACTGAGCTCTTGTTTTTGGAGTCGTTGCAGTTGCTCCAGTTGAAGCAACGGTGACACCACCAGCGCCCTGAACAGTTACTTGCCCAGCGCCGATCTGAATTAGGTTGATGAGGCTGCCAGTTGGAAAAGCCACAGACGAGTTGAGTGGAATTGTGTAGGTTTGTGCAGAAGCGTTTGAAGCTGTTACGAGGTCGTCTTTGTCGGCCAACACAAAAGTGTACGTGGTGCCAGTTTGCGCATTGATGGCTTCAACGCCACCAGCTCCAGTTGGACCAGTTGCACCAGTTGGGCCTGTAGAACCAGTTGGGCCAGTAGCGCCTGTTGGGCCAGTGGCACCCGTTGGACCTGTTGCACCAGTATCGCCAGTCGCACCAGTCGCACCTGTTGGACCTGTAGCACCGACTGGGCCTGTTGCTCCTGTAGGGCCTGTTGCACCAGCCGCATATGCATAAGCAAGAGAGCTCCAAGCAGTTGCGCCGTCGCCGATCTTGAACTTCGTGGTGTCGGTTTCGTAGCCGATTTCGCCTGCAGCAAGGGTTGGGTTGTTAGATGTCCAGTTTGCTGCCGTATCTCGGCGGTTTTGGAGTCTTGCTGTCATGTTGGCTTCTTTCTCTCTTTGTTAGAAGGTTGTAACCGACGCCCCAGCGTCGATGATATATGTCCAACTACTTGCATTGGATAGTCCTGAGTTGTAGATTACGTCGCCAGTGATGCCAGCAGCGTTTGCCCCGCCGTCGATGTAGTCAACAATCGGGTTGTCCCCGCCTTGTGGACCCGTGGCTCCTGTAGGACCAGTTGAGCCGCTCGGGCCTGTTGCGCCGCTTGGGCCGCTCGGACCTGTTGCGCCGCTTGGGCCTGTAGCCCCTGTGTCACCTTGGATTCCTTGTGGACCAGTTGCTCCTGTTGCACCCGCAGGACCTGTGGCTCCAGCTGGGCCTGTAGGGCCTGTAGCACCGACATCGCCTTGGATTCCTTGTGGACCAGTTGCACCTGTGGCACCTTCAGGGCCTGTGGCTCCTGCTGGACCTGTTGCACCGACTGGGCCTGTTGGGCCTGTTGGGCCGACTTCGCCCTGAATGCCTTGGACGCCTTGGATTCCTTGAATACCTTGTGGGCCAGTTGCGCCTGTTGCGCCGACTGGGCCTGTTGCGCCGACTGGACCTGTTGGACCTGTTGCGCCAGTCTCACCTTGTGGGCCAGTTGCGCCTGTTGCTCCATTCGCACCTGCTGGGCCTGTTGCCCCAGTTGGTCCGATTTCGCCTTGTGGCCCTGTTGCTCCAGTTGCACCAGCTGGACCTGTGGCTCCAGTTGCGCCTTGTGGGCCTGTCGGACCGATTGGACCAGTCGCACCTGTAAGACCGACATTGATAAGCAACAAAGCAAGAGCTTCGAAATTGCTGAAGTTGGTCGTGCCAGTGCCGCCTGAGGAGTCTAGAACTACTGGGACGCTGCTATAGCCACCAAGAATGGTCGCTGCCGCTGTGACTTTAAACTTCTGAAAGTTAGTGTGAACATTTCGATCTTGAACGATAATAAAGTCGTCTGCTTTAAGCAGGGCAATAAAAACGTCAATGTCGTTGCCATTTATGTCTAAATGGTCAATAAACAACGTTGTGGCATTGATCTGTGTAGCATTGTTCCAGCGTATGTCGCCCGCGCCAGGGTCGCCCGATGTGGCCGAAGTGTCTGCGTTGTAGTCGAATAAGCTAGTAGAGCCGCCATTGGCACCAGCTGCACCTTGCGGACCAGTTGCTCCCGTTGGGCCTTCGATTCCTTGAGGTCCTGTTGCGCCTGTTGGACCTGTTGCTCCAGCTGGGCCTGTGGCTCCAGTTGGGCCAGGTATAGTTGAGGCTTCACCTTGTGGACCTGTTGGACCTGTTGCACCTGCAGGGCCAGTCGCTCCTGTTGGGCCAGGCACTGTTGAAGCTGCGCCTGTCGCGCCTGTTGGGCCTGTTGCACCAGTGTCGCCTATTGGACCAGTCGCACCAGTCTCGCCTTGAATGCCTTGCACGCCTTGAATGCCTTGCGGGCCAGTCGCTCCTGTGACGCCTGTTGGGCCTGTGGCTCCAGTTGCGCCTGTTAAACCTGTGGGACCTGTAGCGCCAACTGGACCAGTTGGGCCTGTCGCGCCTGTGTCGCCTTGAATGCCTTGTGGACCTGTGGCTCCTGTTGGACCTGTTGGTCCAGTGTCGCCTGTTGGGCCTGTTGCACCAACTGGGCCTGTTGAACCAGTTGCGCCTGTTGGGCCTGTGTTGCCTGTAGCGCCTGTTGGACCCGTGGCACCCGTAGCACCGACTGAGCCTGTGGCGCCTGTAGCGCCAGCTGGGCCTGTGGCACCTGTTGGACCTGTTGGTCCTTGAGCACCTTGTGGGCCTGGAGCCGAGATCTCAACTGTATTGTTGGTCTCGTTGATTGTGACTTTATTGGCCATTATCGTGTCACCTGCTCTGCTACGGTCAACTGGCCTTGGATTAGGCGAGAGATGTTGGAACCCGATGTCAATTCTAAGTCATAAACGTAAAATCCTGGGTCAAGAAGCCCCGTTTGAGTCGCTGTGGCGTTGATTGTGATAGTGCCTGTAGCACCGACGATTGTGATGCCACCGTTTGCGGTAGTCAAAGTCAGATCTGCAACGTCAGAATTGTAGTTCTGTCGCAGTTGCATAGCGGCTGTGTAGCCAGTCAAGTTGACGGGGGCGTTATTTGAGTCGGTATACACCAACACGACAGACCACACTGAGCCCTGGTCGATAGTGGTGTTGTAAATGCCAGCGGTCATTAATCAGCCTTTTCTGTAGCCCAAACGAGGAAAGAACCGAGAGCGATTAACGCAATCGGTGGAGAGAACAACGCAAGTCCGACCGTTACCAACGCAACGCCAACGACCTCAACTGCGAGACTAAAATCAAAACGCTTCATGTCGCTCCTAGACTTGAATAGAGTGGTAAGTGACTTTCGGTGCAACAGGCTCAGGATTAACAAGCGCCTCGGTGCGGCCTAGGTAGGCAAGAACTGCAGCGATTAAGCCGTCGATCTTGTGGCTCTGAGAAGGTTTCATCACTTGGCCGTACCGTGTCGGTACCGCGTTCGTCACGTGCCTTGTCAGCTCGGGTGCGCCGTTGTGTTTGAGGCGTCCTTCGAGTACGTCTTCAAGGAATCTGTCAAGTCCCTGTGCCATCAGCTTGCGCTGGCTGGAAGGGTAAACCGCTACCACTTTATCGGCGAAAGTTGAGTTCCAAGCGTCCAAATAAGACTGCCAACCTGAAGGGTCAGCCCAGATCTTGTGGACTTTGTAC